TTCTGGAGATTGCGGTTAGACACGTCGGAGCGGAGCCCAAGTTCTCTTTGCGCGGCGTCCGCCAATAATTGAGACTGCAAGGCTCCCTGTCCGTATGCGAGGCGTCCGCCTTGATCCAAAGCAATCGTGCTCCGTTCCGTGCCGGCTCCGAACAAGTTGTTAAGCAAATCCTGTTTCAGATTCGTTTGATTCAAGTCAAACTTAGATTGATTCCCCTGAGTAATTGCGGCAAGTGCCTGTTGTGCCGCTGGGTCAAGTGTTGCTAAATTCCCCTGTCCCGCAATCTGCCCCTGAATCGCCTTCAACGTGTTTTGGAAATCAGGATTAATGGTTCCCGGATTCGCGCCCGACGTTGCGCTGTATTCCTTCAATAGTTGCGCCCGAAGGTTCGCTTCGTCTTCCGGAGTCATAACCGGCTTGAGCCCCGCCGCTGCGTTCAACGGATCGCGAATGCTTCCGCTTTGAGCGGCGTTCAAGCCAAGCTGATTCCCCGCCAAAAGAAACTCGTTGTTTGCTGTGCTTGCAGCCGACATAACCGCCCCCTATTAAATACAGATAAGCAACTGACCTTCATTAGCGGGGACTCCTACAACACCCGCGCCGCAAATACCCGGAACAACCGTCGTACCGTGAATTACAAGTATTCCCGTTTCGGGGGCATCTCCCGTAATCGGCCAATAATGCGATCCGGCGCTAGTGCCACACGCGGCGCGTAATTTCAAATCGGCAAGCGTCAATGCTAGATCGAACTCCAACCCAACCGAATCAATGACGCCGTTGAAAAAGTTTTGTGCGGAAAGTCCCTCTCTGCCAAGTGCGCCGATATTCAAACGCACTGATCCGTCTGTAGGATTCAAAAACTCAATATCTGTTATGCCGGTAGTAAAGTCGCCCGTGGGAACTTCTACGATTGAATCGACATCAAAGCCCCAGAAAAATCGAAATCGGCCATTAAACGGATCGTTCACTGCTGCTACAAAAATAGGAAGGTCACGCCCGTCTACAAAAATCTCTGTCTGCATCGTTCGCGGATTCGCGTCTCCGGTCACACCGCGAAACGTCAACGAAAGAAAAAACCCGCCAACCGAGGACAAGTCACAAAAAAAATCTAATCGCTGATTAGCATCGGCGGCGTTAATAAGCCCGATAATCGTGCTACCATTTTCAGTCGGCTTATTAATCCAAGCATACGCGGTAAGTCGGTTGCTAATACCCTTCGTTTGACTAAGGCCGGTATCCAGTCGGTCACTCGTGCCGTTAAACTGTCGCGCATTTGACATTAATTTGTACTCACTTTCTGTGTTCCTTCAATTTGCACCGTAACGTTTTCGTGTCCACCGGCGGAAGTGCAATGAAACGAAATCACATCATCAATTGCTAAAATAACATCAGCGATATCGTTTATGTACCAAGTGTTAACAGTTGCCGTATTCGTCAACGTCCCCGTTCCGATACTCACGCCATTCTGTCGCACTTCAACGACTGTGTTTCCGGTCAGCGTACCGAGCTGATAAATGATTCTAAGATGCGTTGCTGTGAAACTCCGCGCATTCTTCGGAACGCCAAATTGACCGGCGCGCATGGTCGTAAGAATCACACCGTTAAAATACGCGCCTACGCCCCAGACGGTCTTTCGATTGTCAACGTAAAGCTTCGGAGTCAAGTGTTGATCGGGAACGGACCCGCCAACAGCTATGGAGATATCCACGTCCGCGCCAGCATCCGCCCTAAGCACCACGACATTATGAAATTGCGCCGTTCCTTGATCCACATTCCACCGCTGAATCTTCTGTTGATCGGAGACACGCCGCAAAGTCAACTGTTGGTCGGTTCCGTCATTCAACAAAACAAATTCAACGTCATTTTTACCGTCGGTTGTATCCTCAAATCGAAGATACGGTTCCGTGTTGCTGATTGTGATATTCGTTAAAAACGTTCCGGAGGAAATCGACTGAAGATCGGAAGCATGCAGCCCGTCAATCATATCCGCGTTCAAATTCAAAACGAGCGCCGTGGACGCCACAACAAACGGAGCAGAGGTTGATGGAGTAGCAATAGACGCAGCCGGATCAGTACTCACACGAGGAATAAGAGAATGAATACGCCCATTTCCGTCAACCTTGACTTTCTCAACGCCGGCGGCGAGCAGCGAAATAATGCTTGAGGCAACGCCCGTAACAGTCTGGTTGACCTTCAGAGTCGGCAATGTTGCATCGGAAAGCTGAAGGAACGTTTGAATATTCGTCGTGGTTCCATTCAGCAAATTAACAATCTGATTGAATTCGCTATCCACTTCCGAAGAACGAATGATCGTTCCCGGAACGAAGTCGAAGAGCCTAGCAATTGTCGACATTTCTGTTACCTCACGTCATTTACTTTGTGCGTGCCGATACTAACCGCGTCAAGTGCGAAGTCCTTCAGCAAAAACGCCTGGGCATTTTGCGCGTTGAATAGGTAGAATTGAATTGACTGACCGCGCTTGCCGTTCTCTTTGTTTATCTTTCGCTGGATATCCCGCAATGCTGAAGACTCGTCCGACACGTCGCCGCCAAACAACCACCCGCGCCCAGGTACGCCGCCGTCGTCTATCGCATCCCACAACGCAACATCCCACAAAGCCGCGTGCGTGTTACTTGATCCATCCCCAAAAAAGCCGCCTTGGCCATCCTGAGTACACGCGAAATTGAAGACCTGCGACGTTGCGCGATAATCCTTTTCATCGAAACGATACTTCACCGTCAGCGCGACCGGACACGTCAACAATTCAACAGATGCCGCCCAGCGATTGAATTCCTTCCTTAGCAAAATGTCACCTTGATCGTAAGCCTTTGTCTGAACAATTTTTGAGTACGCTTGCGTCGCATCGCTGTATCCGTTTTCATCAATGGTGTCCTTACGATAAATCACGTTATCCGAACTACCGATAAAGACACGCTTCTTTCCGTTCGCAAACACCTGCGCGTAAGCTGTACCCGTCACTCGTCCGTCAAATCGCGTCCAACGAAGCCGGCCTTCCCCCGCACGGCGATAGTCGCACACGAATACTTGCCCGTTTGCCGTGCCGGAAGTCGATGAAGGAATCGCAACCCAATATTGTGAATTCTCGGCGTCTACTACCGAGTAGTGATTTGCGACCGACCGGGGAAATGACTTAAGTGCGTTGATTTTCTTCGACGCCATTGCCTGCGCAAAATCACCAAATGTCTGAACAGCACCCAAAGACATAACCCCGGAGTCGCCAAGAAAAAAGAGATCATCAAGAACAGGCTGAATAGTATTGTTGCCAATACTACCGGCGTTGCTAGTAAACAAATCGACGCGCCATAAAGCAGGATCAGTGTTTGGCGTACCAGTCGTGATAATGTAAATCCGCTTTGTCTTGAAAATGAACAGAGCCTTTCTGTGCGCCTTAATTCCTGTGATGTTATCGCCATCGTTATAACCTACCTCAAGGCTACCAGCTGTAGCGTGCGTCCAATCATTCGCGTCACCCAGCTTGCACCATGAGACTGTGTTAGGACTTGCGACCTGGACACCGAAGACACGGTTATTCCAGACTTCCAAGAATTTCATGCGCGGAGGAGTGCCGGCGAGCGCAACGGCATCACCTGCACCCGTCCACTTGATAACGGCGTCACCCGAAGATGCCCCATTTGCGCCGATAGCGAGATCGTTGAACGTCACCCAACTCCAAAGCGTATCGCTTGGAAGGGTAAGCGCGCCCTTGATTGACGTTGCCGCCGAAGTCGTGATTGATCGAATATCCGCCGCCCACGTCGCAATCAAAAACGAAGAACCGTCCGCCTTGCGGAAATCGAAAAGGGAAGTGATTCGGTCTGAAGTAACTGGCATCGCGGAGCAATACTTAGTAACGCCCCGGCGAGTGATTAGATTGTCTTCGGCGTCAAATTCTTTGTTGAGGATATCGGAGCATTCATCGTCCGCAATTTCGTTTGCTGGCACAGAGGAATTGATACCGCCTCCGAAACGACCATATAGAAATCGTTTGAACCTGCTCGCCATTGCAAACCCCAATTACGAATTATGGAAATGATTCGGGTCAAAACGAACTTCCTGAATACGCGAACTCACCGGAACATCCGACACGCGCAAGCGCGGCCTATGCGCCGGCGGCGAATTCTTAAAGCGCTTCTTGCGGCTGTTCACTGTCTTATAGAAGCGCGCCAATTCGCGGTCGTACTCTTCAAAATCCTTGTCATCGCGGGCTTGCTCCGCCCGGACGTAATATTTCAAAGCGGACAACAGCTCCGAAGGTAACGGCATCATGGAGGTATCTGACAACTCTTCCGCGCGCCGGTTTTCCTCAAACTCGATACTGACAATCCCGATCGGAATAGGCCAAAGACCGATTTGATTCACTCCGTTTACTTCGTCGTATCCCTCGTTATAGAAGAACGTCGGATAAGCGCCCGTCTGTTCCAAATCAAGGCCCCGCTTTACAAGCCCTTCCTTCGGAATGTATTCAACCGGATCATCCGTAGTAACGATTCGCCCGGAGGTAACTTCGGAAGCTGACGCACTCAAAGAGTACACGCGGGTACTCGCAACGGTTTCAATTGTGTCCGTTCGCCGGAGAAAATCCCAATCCCGTTCGGATGCGATTTCTTTGTAACCGTCCTGAATCCATTCCTTTACTTGATTCAAGGTCTCGGTATCAGAAACCGGTTCACCCCACTCCCGCGTGTATTTGTTTGCTAGCGCAAGAAGCGTCGGCATTAGCTTGCTCCGTAAGCCTTATCCACAAGATTTCCGAGAGTCACCGCACGAAGAGCGGTAATCGTGTCCGCGTGAAGACCGTCCAAAATGTCTTTGTTCACCGTCAACTGAAACACTTCCGGCTGTTCGGTCTTCGTTGTGTTCACGTCGTTATCGGCCCCAACTCTTACCCGATTTCGTTGTTCACCGGAGCCGTGCGCCCGCTTGTAATACTTCAAGGTATCCGCTGCCATGTTATTTGCCCCCTTCGTCTTCCTTCTCTTTCTCGTCTTTCTTGGCGACTTGCACGACTGGCTTCTTTGGATTCGCCTTTTCTGGCAACTTAGGCTTGGGCAACTCAAACGGCGATCCGTCAAGATGCGTCACCTTCACCTGATTGCCCTTATCAAGAAACAACTCGCGAATAGCGACCTTCGCAGACACGACGCGCCGAACGACCGCGCCACGTTCTGCATTCGGATTCGACTTCTCAAGGATTACTTTCAAGTCTTGAGTCATGCGTGTTTTACCTCTGCTTTCGATCCCAGCCACTTAGTCGGCAACTGGTTTTCGGGAATAATTTCGTCTTCGGAAATGTCATGCACCTTGCGGATATGCTCCGCAACGGCTCCCGTAACGCGCAACTTGGTTTCATGGTCTAACTCGTCCCAGGCCCCCAGCTTGTTCAGGTCGGCAAGATCGAGGCGACAACGAGGGCATACCGCCGGCGTCATCAAAACCCGTGTCCGCTTCGTCGAAAACTTATCGACTCGCGTTGCACGAATCCCGAACATCCGTTGAGGAACAACATCGCTCTTCTCCGCAACAGGCAACTTGTTGACAGTCGGCTCCGCCTTTGGAGCTGCGATCACAAGGCCACTTGCGCTATCTTCAGTCAAATTGAAACCGTCGAAAGCGTCATCAACTTTTGCTGTCTGCTTTGCCATTTGGAAAAACCTCATTGAAAGGAATGAATCGTTACCGGTTAATGGCAAAAGACTGCAATTAACCGGTAACAACAAATACAAACTAACTCAGGAATACAAGCGCAATACCGGCTGACGGACTGTCATCAGTGACAACGACAACGCCCACACCAGCACCCGCAGCCAGCGCACCTGCATCAGCAGCATCGGCGATATCGTCCAAGGTTCCCGCGGTAGCAACCGCCGCAAGATGGGCACCCGCCGCTACCGTTCCCGCAACCTTGACGTTAGCCGGGCCGTTCACAATCGCAAAAAAGAAATTATTGTCAGAGACACCGGAGACCGGACACACACCCTTAACTACGTCAAGAGCGGCGGCGGTAGGTTGCCAGTCGTTAATACCCTCCGCAAAGTCAATCTTCAACGCGTCGTACTGTGCGACCGCAGCACCGGCACGAACATAGCGCCGCGTAGTGCCGTCGTTAAAGTCCAGTTCAAGACCTAATTCATGTTGCTGGGCTGTATCCACATTCAGCGGATTCACGCCCAACAGCTTACCCCCGACGGAAAATGGATTCGTGTTTGCAGACATTGGAATAACCCCCTAATCAAAGTAAGATGTTGGGGCCGCTTGAGGCCGGCCCCGTTGCCTTTACTCCGCGTTAGGGAGTTGTTACGCCGGTTGCCCTGAAATGGCGCTTCCGGTTGCTGATTGTGAAATTGCCGTACAGAATCATTTTGCTCAATCGAGCATCCTGATTGTCCGGCACAACGAAAGGCGTGTTGACGAAGTTCTTACCGCGTCCCACGCGGAATTTCAGATACTCCGTGTTGATTCCCAGGATTTCACCGCTAGGCATGTCCTCGTCGAAGACAATTGGAATTCCCTTAAATTCGATGTTCTGGAAACCAGCGTCGGCAAGCTTGTTGTTCCGAGTTACTGATTCCTGGGGAATGGTCTTCTCGTAAGCCTCATAAATCGCCTGAGTAGTCAGAAGCAACTTGATTTTGTCCTTACCGCGCGAGGCCGAATTGACGAGGTTACGCAGAGTATCGACGCCGTTTGCAGCAAAGGAACCGACCGTACCCGTCCAAGTATTTCTCCAGAAAGAATAGGCGTTCGAGTCGATTCCGCCGACTTGACTCCAAGCGGTTCCGTCTTCGATCAACAGGCCCAGGCCGGTAATATCCTTGGAACTGTTGCCGGTTCCGTCGCCGTGAAGCATTTCGTTGATAGCGAGCTGCATCGACAATTCGAGCTGTTTAATCTTGGCTTGCAAGAGAGAGAAGATTTTCGTCTTCGATCCGCTGTTCTGGAATTCTTGTTTACCAGAAATAGACACGGAGCCTGCGATTTGCTTCCACTCGAATTCAGCCGCCGTAATTCCTTCCTGTGGAGTCGTGTCGATAAGATCGTAGCCGCTGTAGCTGCGAACGGTACTGTTCTCACCGTGCATCAAGGGCTCAACAAGAGTCTCGCCGCCCTCTTCCTCAACGAAATAACCGAGCCTCTTCAGTTCCCACAAAAGGGCTTGATGCTCCATTACGTTGTCGGCGAGCTGAGACCGATAATTCTTCAAAGTGCTTGCAACAATTTCTGTGAAAGTCGTGTTTGGTGAAGCCATGGGGATAACCTCCGAGAGATAGAATCCAAACCTGAATCAATACGGCACTCGTACCTCGTGATTCATACGAGCTTAAAGACCATGCTCCGCCAAGGCCGCCTTCACGGCGTCCGCGATAGTCGTGACCTTTTTCTTATCTGATAAGGTTCCGTTCACGCCGGATTCTGTTTTCAGCGCGTCGGCTTTCGCCTTCAGCGCGTCAACATCCTTTTCAGTAGTAGCCGCTGGCTTGATTTCCTTAGTTACAGACTCGCCCGCCGCCGGTTTGGGAGTAACAGGCTGCAATTTCTTTGCAGTCTGATAGAGTTTTTCAAAACTCGCGTCCGGGAACTCATTAACTAAGGCCGAAATTACGGGAACATACGCATCGAAATCCGTGTGTGCGCTCCGCGTATTCTCTAATTCAAGCCCAAGGCGATTGCGATTCATTACCTCCGGAGCGTCTTTTCCGAGTTTGGTTTCAACCGCCTCAGAAACGATTCCGGAAATAAATTTCGCAAGCGCTGTTTTATCCGCAAGTAAGGACTCCAAGTCCGCGCCGGTTTCGTCCGTCTCCGATTCGGTTGTTTGGTTTCCCTTCTTAGCTTCCTGCAACTGCGTCGCAAGAACAGTTACCATCCCCTTCACTTCGGAGAAGTCTTGCGAGACCTTCGTAAACTGTCCCTGCAATTCCTTGTATTGCTCAATCGAAACTGTCTTCGCATCGTCGGTAACCGGAGTCCCGCCGGCATCCGCTGACTTGACTTCCGTCTTTAATACCCCACCCGCCGCGCCTTCTTCTTTGCCTTTGCCATCGGTGCCCCCTTTGTCGCCGGCGTCCGCGTCCGCCTTAACGAATGAAATCCCGCCTTCGGCATCCAACTCCAAATCAAAGCCGTCAACGCCGGCATCCTTAACCGCAGTTTCAACGAGTGCTTCAAGTGTCTCTGCCATTCTTAAACCTCTATTTGAAGAATTGAACGCTGATTACAACGTCGGCGGCATCCTCGCGAATGAGGTTCATTGCCAGCAACGCAGCGCGTGACCAAATCACCACGGAATCCACGCCATCAAACCGATTGCCGGTTGTGGTTGTGGGCGTTCCTGCGTCCAACCGATAGCGGACAGCGTTCGCGCTACCGTCACCTGTGATAATCGCGCCGCGTGCGTCCGCGTGTACCGCCGCCAGCGCAGCCGAGGCCGCGCCAATCGTTTGCGTTACAAACGTGAGCGGCTGAAATTGCTCGTTGTCATTGAATCGCGCCAAAGTGTACCCTTGCATGTTGAACTCCCTTAAACGTCCAAGTCTTTAACGTAATTCCAAATCTTGTCATGACGAACCTTGTCTAATTTCTCTTCCTTCTTTGCGACTGCTCGCGTTACTTGCAAACTGTCTCCGGGCTCCGCCTCGCGTCGATCCGTCGCCTTCAAGAATTGCCGATATTCCTTCTCAGTTCGAAACGTCCGATCCAACGTCGGAACATATTTATTAAAATGCCAGTGTGAATCCGGTTTCATCACACACAAAGAAACAACATACTCAGACACCCTAGCACACGCTCCGCGTCGTGATTCAAGGGGGCATCGCAGTTTTTCTTGAAAATCCCGGAAACTCTGCATAATTACTTCGAATATTCCGTGCTTGGGACATCGATAAGCGTAAATCGGCACGACTATTTCCCCCGTGCAAACAGATATCCAAGAGCAAAGAACAGAACAATAAAAGCGACAAAAAAGAATTCAAGAGTCATACGCTCGTACCCCCGGACGCCTGCGCGCCTTGTTGTCCAGCCCGCGCAGCCGCCGCTTGTCCACGGTTGGCTTGCAACAACGCCGGATCAAGCCCAGCCGCCGGCACTGTTCCATTCGCCCCAGGCTGAGGTAACGCCGGCCCTTGTTGCGCCAGGGCAGGAAAGAATTGAGCCGCATCAACCGGCGCGATCTTCTCAAGAATCCACTTAATCAACGCGCCAATATCCATTTGCACTTGACCGATTTGCATGATCGTCTGAAGGTTTTGCATGATTAATTGGAACACCTGAAGAGCCTGGGCTTTCTCGCGCTCCGGATCGGTCTTCGGAGCCGACACGGTTTCAATTTGAAGATCGACTTCCCCTTGGATATCTTCCTTAGAGTACGACACCCAGAATTGACCGCGAGGCCCGGTAAGCTGTACGACCTTCTCCGTGACATAATTCGCCTTCACATGCTGCGAGACCTGCGTTACTGTCTCGAATACGAAGGAATCAACAGCGTCCGAATGCTCGTCCGTCTTCAAATTCAACAAGCCCGTGCGCGCTTCGACTTCGGTTGCGGTGGCGCGTGACTGAAGATTTCCGCCTCGTGCCAATTCGTCGAGCCCGGACAGTTCGCGGATATCCTGTTTGATTAGCGATTCGATAATGTTTTGGTCGTTGGATACGCGAGCGTCGTCAATCGGCTTGATGCGTCCCATTTCTTCGACTTCGACGATGGAACCGTCTTCACCGCTTTCAAGAATTTCCCGCGAGCCTGTTCCAAGAACGCCAGCAAGAACTTCGTACTTCCGATTGAATCGCCGCCCGTGTTGAAACCAGCGAGTGCGAACGCGATTCAACTCAAACTGTTGATCCTTAATCCACGCCGGCAAACCCAGCGGGTAAGGTTCGTCGGGAACGTTGATGAAGTCGCAGCGTGTGTAAGGGAGTCCGTCGAGATAATCGTAAGGCGTTGCTTTCTCCAAGATCGGAGGTTCAACGCCATCAAGGAAGACGTAATACTTTTCGAATTTCTTATCCCACAACTCGTACAACACCCACAATTCACGATCCTCGCCATAGCTGTCTTGCAGCGACGCGAGCGATGCATCAAGATTGCGCGCCTCATACGTGGGAATACACCCAGGCTGATAGTCGCCGCGCCTTACCTTCGTCAAAACGTCCTGCGCGTAACGAGCGTTCGCAAGCACATCTTCCGGACGCTTAAAGAAAATCTCCGCGCACCATCGCGACGTGTTCAAATCGTGTTCGGGCGCTTCCGGATCGCTGATGAATTTGAACGGGGAAACACGCTTGATATACGGCGCTTCCTTTTTCACGTAATCGCGAAACTCAAGAACGCCGTCGCGCTTCTTATTCTTCGATTCATCAATTTCGAGGTTGAATCCAGTCTTGCAAATGCCGTGCCCACAGATAACTGTATCGAGAACAACGCGCTTAATCTGTCGCTGCATCCTCCGCTCGCGCCATTCGTAATTGAGGATTTCCTGTTGCAACGCAGCGGAGACGATGAATTCGGCGCGCCGGGGCTTTGCAATGATTCGCGGGTTTCGATTGACGAGGAAGGGAAGTAGTGAGCGGACGTTCGAGCCGGTAATGTTGACAGTAATTAGATCGTTCGGAGTTGCGGAGTTAATGCGATCCTGAGACGCATTGTAGATTCCCCAGTGGTTTCCCTTGAACATTTCATAGCCGTCTTTCCAAGCTTGATCGCCGTTCGGATGATCCTTGCGGTAACGCAACGCGGAGGTAACGCGCGTCTGCCAAAGGGCGTAAGTTTCCCCGCCCGTTTGCGTCTCACGTTTCCGATTTGGATAAGCCATGCTCTCCGCCCTCTTAAATCACAAGAGCGACCTTAGCATGGAAACCGTGTCGTATTTCAAGAGGGCTCGTGACTTATTTTCGCAATCCGCGCCCAGCGTGCCTTTCCAGCTCACGCAAAGCGTGCCCCATTGATCCGCGAGGATATATTTTAGGTTGTGAGGACTTCGGAATATTGACTTGACGCGCCATTTGAACGGCGATTCCAACGCCTATAACAAGATCGTCTTTCTTACCCGGAGCGGCACCGAGTGTTCCATCGGGGAGTTTTTTGTAGGTCATCAACTGCTCAATCGTGGTAATGTCCAAGAGGGTTATTTCATCGTCGCGCAACGCGCCTTTCAAATCGCCAATTAGCATCGGCTTCGTTGTCTCAGTCGTGCGCCATCCGTAGGCCGCAACCCGCTTCGACACGTCCGCGTGTACGAGTGATTCCCGCATGTAAAGAGGCCGATACCGGAGACGCTGTAGACGCATCACAGTCGCCTTGCCGACGCTGTTCACTTCAACGCCCAACAAAGCGCCGTTGTAGATCCGCCCCAACGCGAACAGAATATCCGCATAGGTGTCTGTGTCGATGTTGCCCCGGAAGGAAGCAACCTGAATTAAATCCGGACACTTCAGAACGCAGGCTCCGGAATCGTCGCCGTCTTGAATTCCTTCGCACACGTCCGCGCCGATCACATAACGCCGACCGGGAATTGAATCTTCATAGATCGACAGCGGCCCATAGCCGGCCTCATAGAATGCGCGTTGCCACCAATTCGGATCAGCCTTGCGGTCATCGCTCGCTTTCATCGCAAACCGATAGCGCACGGGGTAAGTTATTCCTTCCGTCTCGTTCGCCTTGTCGCGTTCGCGAAGCTGCTTCCGCCGGTCAGATAATTCCTTGGCGTCAAATACACTTGAGCCCGTCGCAACGAACGCCTGTTCTGGCGTAAGCGGATACTCTTGAGCAAAGGCGTTCTTATCGCGCTTACACTTGTTGACGATGTACCAACGACGCCACGCGAGCCGGCACATAACTTCGTGTTCAATCCGCTTGATATTCTCCGGCGTCCTCGCTTCCCACTCCGGAAACCAATAAACGACTTGAGCCCGGATATATTCGGCTTGTTCCTCTTCGTCGCCATAAAGCGTATCTGCAACGTCCGAAAGTCGGAAATATTCATCCGGCTCAAGTTCGAGGCGGTACTCATCCTCTGCAACGAAGGAAAGAAATATCTTCCGTTCGTTGGAGTCTTCATCGTCCCACTCGTCCTTAAACGGCCCCTCGCCTTGCCCCGTGGTTTCTTTGATTACGAACGTTCCGGGCAATTCCGGGATAGCTTGATTCAACGCAATTACTGAAGCGGCCCATTGCGGATTAACGTCTTCGTACCGGGCGCGTTCGGAAAGATGCACGGCTTGAATCGTGAACGACGCTCCCAGGTTTTTATTCGCCGCGGTATCGACTCCGATCTTCGATTCAAGTCCCAGCGTCCCGTCACTATCAGGATTCGCGAAGTGAAGAATCATCCGGTTGTCAAGCTTGCGCATCGGACGAACTTCTTGCGGCGACGCCTTGTAAAACATCTTTTGCTTTTCGAATAGACCTTGCGCGGAGTCGGCATCATGCGCAACGACAAGGCATCCCTTGTGGGCGTGAAAGGAAGCGATCCAATAGAACAGCGCGGCGATGAAAGTTGATACTCCCATTTGTCGCGCCTTGAGAATTGACCATCGGATAGGCTTGCCGGCCTTCAAGTCTTCCTGAAGCAAGAGCCATAGTTTGCGCTGGACGCGATTGAAGACGAACGGAACAAGTGTTCCCGCTTTTGTCTGGATCTTTAGACACTCGCGCGCGAACACGTCAAGAAACCGCTTGAAAATCAGAATTGCTTGTGTTTGAATTTTGCTCATTGCTAAGGCGCGAGTTGATGAAGCGCCTGTTTGTTTTCGTACTCGCTAAGCTTAGCGTTCATGTATCCCAGCGCCCGGCTTATGCGGTCAATGTCGAATCGCGTGTACTCGCAAGCATCGACTTGCGGAGCCGACCGACAGAACGTATCAATCAAATGCTCGAAACTAACTTGCGCTGGGATTGTCACTCGCATACCCATTCCCCTTTTTCGTTGCGTTCCAAGCGGCGGCAAAAAACCACGCGGCCTTTTGGCTGCAATCGATACAAACGTAATCCTTGAACATGAGCGCAAGAACGAAACAAACCACTTTCGGATTCTCTGTTCCACAGTGCGTACACTTGCGACTCACGAAAAGAATCCCCCTTGCTCATCACGCGCTTTCTTTCCGGTTTGGTCTGGATATGGGTCTTCCTTCAGTGCTCTCCAAAGTCGAATTAGACAGTTAATCATAGTTTCCCCTCGCGAAGAGCGGCCCATCGTTCAAACGTCCGCAACGTCGTCTGTGCTTCGGCCATTAAGCGCGCCGCCTCGATAATCTGAAACGAATCAAGCGCCGCAATATCCGCCGCCGCCGAAGTCAAGTCGTCTCGCGTCTCCAAGATCACGCACGTAACGCCGGCTTCAAGAATCACCCTGTCCCACCGAGTTAGTTCGTTTGGATCGGTCATTGATTCCCCCGAATTTCATCACGCAATCTCTGTCGCGCAATCTTCAGCTTCATCCGCCAAAGCTTTCTCACGTCGCCATTGAAATACTCACAATCCCGCCTCGTTAGAATTGCCCGCGTGAAAAAATATGTCGTATCTACTTCCGTTCGTAACTCACATACGCGGACATCCATGTAATCAGGTTCATAACTCTTAATTCGAATCATTTATTCAAACCCCGGATAGAGAGTTGTGTTCTCGTCAAGCGCATGTCCGGACTCTTCCGCCTTGCGCACGATGGATTCAAAGTTGATCGAGACCGCAACGGACGCGCCTTTCTTCGATAGCTCTTCTCCCAGGATGCCGGCCCACACCTTAGCCGCCTGAATTGCGTTGCTTGGGCTTGGATCAGTCGCAACGATATCGCGCATGCGGTTGTGAACGATTGCATTGAATTCCGTTTTAGCCGCCTCACGCCGAAGCTTAGTAAACCGGCGCACGAATTCACCATGACCCATAATTGACAACACTTCTTTCAAGGGCATACCGGCCCGCTCCGCAATTTCATGAGCCGTTGCGTCAACACCGCCTTGTAGAAGAAAGTCAAGAACTCTAACCGCCTTCACGATATCTAATTCAGGTGCTTGCACTTTTCCGTCTCCGACACTTTTCATATTTGTCACCCTTTTCGATATTGCAGGCATAACAAGCTTTCACAATGTTGTCTTGTTCGTATCCCCGCGAGGGGTCCACGCGATCAACCGACATCTGTTGCCGATATCGCTTCGGACGATTAGCAAACTTAGCCTGCACTTCCGCAAGCGTCAGTCGGCAATAAGTGCAAACGTCAGGAGTCGCGTTCCACCAAGCAACAAACACATCGCGATCCAAAGCAAATATCAAACCGCGCCTTGGACAACACTTCCGTAGCCAAAGAAAC